CTTTTACTCTGACACCTCTTTGTTTAAATCCGGCTGGTAAATTAGATAAAGTTCCAGCATCTAATAACTGACGGAGAGCAGAAGTTGCAGTTCTGCTCAATCCGCCAATCATGTGAATGAGTCCTAAGCCATAAAATCCTAGTCCTGGCAGAAATTTGAAGTGGACAAAATATTGGATTTTATTTTTCTTTGGATCATTGGGCGCAAAGTTTCGTCTGATAGACAAAACTTTCCTACTACCTTCTTCGACTGTAACGATGTAAGGTAATTTTATTCCAGTTGGTTCTCCGTCGGCACCAACATCTTCGAAACCTTCTAAATCTAGATTAACGTGGCATTCTAGAAGTGTGTATAAGGCTTCTACTCTTTGGGATTTGTTAATTCCTTCTACTTCTCTCTCTTTTTCTTCCAACTTGTTAGTAACAGTTCCAGTTGGTTTAGTTAGCTCGATGTCAGAATAGAAACCAGAAACTTGTTGTTTCCTTAAATCATTCTCTGACATCTTGATAACATGGATGACCGCTTCTGCATCGTCTAATGAGGTAGCCGTATACGGAACAACAAGATCATCCGCGGGAACAAACTTAGAAACAGCTCGTCCCAGTAATTCGTCATAATAAACTTTTTTAAATGTAGAACCTGCTAGAGGTAAATAAAATAACATCTGATCAAAATCAGCTTCATATTCTTTCATCTGATCCATGATCTGATAGTTCATAAAGTTTTTAACCCTTTGAGCTTGCATTTCTTTTTGAGGATCTGATTTACCCATCACCATTGTTCTGACAGGTCCGTCGGCCGGTAATAATTCTTTATAAGCCAACGCTTGAAATTGAGTAACAGCTTCTGCAAGAACCGGGTGTGTTGCACCACTTGCTCCTTGAAAAGGTTCTGTTCTATTTGTATATTTAAATCCTAAAAGATCTAAACCTACAATATAAGCTCTTTCCCATTCTGCTCTTGAAACTTTATACTCTTGATAATCGTTTTGTAATTGATTGCCGATAACTCCAGTTTCATCTTCTGGAAGAAAATCTGCAAGGTTAGCATAGTGATCTCCACCTTCAGGCATTTTAAGTGCCGTTGGATCAAAATCAATTAATGCTCCTGATTCGTCTTCTGTAACTTCTACTGGTCCTTTAGGTGTTTCTTGAATCTCCTCAATACTAACCCCTTCTGCAACTTCCTCTGGGTTCTTAGTATTTGGGAGAGATTTATCTATGTCTGCCATATATTTTTTCTCCTATACTTTCTTAACTTGTTTTGGTGGCAATTTCAACCCTTGTGATAACGGTCCCTTTTTAGGTGGTACTGCCCACCATTTAAAACCAGGATTAGCCCTCATTTTCTGTGCCATGTTTGGCTTTTTGTTTGTTGGTTTATCTTTTTTTAACATTTAAACTTGTAATACCTCCTTCTGATTCAGGTGGCGTGGTTCTTGTTAAACTGGCTATGCCGCCGCCTGTAAAACCTGCTCTTCCACCGTCTTTTTCGTTTAATCTATAAAATTTTTCAGGATTAATTTTATTTAAAGCTTCATTATAAGAAATACCTTCGTCAGTTGATATCTTTGATGCTTGCTCATACATATCTATCATTGTTGGTAAAACATCCGCTGCTTTTTCTCTTTTATAAAAAGTTGGCTCCTGTGTTTTAGGATGAATATAATACTTTGGTTTAGACGCTTTTGCTAAATCATGTGTTGCCATTCCTACAGCTGCAGGTATGCTTCCTCTACTAATTCCTTTCAAAACAGTTTTTGCAGACGTAGGATTTAAAGCTAATCTGTTTATATATCTTGTTGCTTTCTGAATAGGGCCTTTGCCTTTTTTATAAACACCCGAGGCACTTGCTGATTGATGAGTAAACGGAAGAATATAGGCGGCTGAAGCGGGATCAAGTACCAAATATAAAGCTTGTGCCATTGGTAAGCCCGCTCTATTCATGAGATTCATCACAGAACGTGCTACACTTTTCCCGTATTTCATTACGATAGGAGTAACCGCTGCTGTTAACTCATAAGGGCCTCCAGGTTCTTCTTTTTGCTTCCCAAGGTTTGTAGCGTAATCTGTTAAATCCTCCTGTACTAAATTATTGTCTTTTAAACTCTCTGGAACAACTTCTGCTGCAGCAACAGGTGCTATTACTGCGTCTGATATTTGATTTAAAAAATTAGAAGCATCAGCGCTAAGAGCCTTTCCAAGGCCTTTTCCTTTTCGTAATAAAGGTCCTATAAATTTTAAAACATCTTGAAGATCCTCTGACTTTTCTAAATTTTGTATTAGTTCTAAAGCTCTGGACTTATTAGTACCAAATACTTCTTGAAATCTTTCTGCTAGGTTGGGTATTTTTTTAATGTTTTCTATAATTTTATTTTTTACGCCTAGACCCTCTTTAATTTCTTTTGCAAAATTCTTTTTTATTATTTCTGGAGTTCCAAATTTGACCGGCCTACCTGTTAAACTTACCTTACCCATAGGTATACCGAGCTCCTTTGCAAGAAGTTCTATTTTAGCTTTTTGTTTAATTAAATTTTTACTGTCTAAATCTAAAGTTCCTCGTCTTCCACCTTCGCCCTTTAAATTTTTAAGTATAGTTTGATATCTTTCATCAAACGCTTTTTTCACACCTAAATTTATTTCGTCGGTTAAAGGTGAAACCCTAACAAGTTGATCCGGTGTTATATTATCTAGATTACGAATAGCTGCTGCTGACAAAGGGTGATCTAATTGCATATTAAATCTTCCATCTGGAAAGGCTTCGTTTATTTTATCTCTAATCTCAAAAAAAGCATCTAATCTTTTTAAAGATCTTTCATAGTTTTTCTTGCTATAGGTTTTGCTATTCGGGTTTCCGTAGGCTTCAAATACAGCATCTTTAATTCCTTTTCGATATTCAACCTTAAGAGTTGATTCATCTCTAATTGCATCAAGAGCCGTTTTATAATCATCGATATTATAATCTTTTAAAACAACGTCTCGAATATCTTGTTTTAAACCTATATTCTTTTTTGCTTCGTATATACCAGAGACTATATTTTGAGCTGCTTTTTGAACTTCTTTTTGTGATAGTCCAGATGCTTTTGCTAATTGTTTTATATTTGTATTACCCTCTAGTATCTGCTCAAACACTATTCTCTTAGGAGCTGTTTCTTCTAATGCTCTAGTAATTTTACCTGATGTTAATTTTTTCTTTTGTAATTTTGTAAGATTCTTACCAACCACTTCTTCAAAAGCTTTAGCGCTAGGTTTATAAGGACTATCTTCTAAATTAGATAAAACTCTTTTAGCAACGTCCGCTTGAGAAAAAGGGTTGCCCTCTTTAACAAGTTGATTAAATGCTTTAGGTATTTCATTGTAAAAAGGTTGTGATAGAGACTTTGGTGGTTTTGGAAGATCCATTGCATAATCAACCAACTTACTCATGGATTTAGTTGAGTTAATCATTTTTAATCTTGTCGCTTGACCTGCTTTAGTTTTAGGTAATATCTCTATACCAGCAGCTTTTAATCCATTTATAATATTTTTACTTTTTAAAGCAATTCCTTGTCTTAATGTTTGTTCTGTAAAAGGTTGATTATTAAGTTTTGAAAATTCTGTAATTGTGTATACGCCTTGATCCGCAAAAGATTTTACAGGTCTCGATACTCCCTTAGTGTCTCCTTTTTTTAGTCCACTCCCTAGACCGCCATAGCTTCCCGGTCCATCAACCAAGCCACGTTTAGGTGTTGCCACTCCGCCAGCGTACATGTTCCGTGGTCCAGGGACCATGGAGCTTGGGTTGTAATCATCCTCATACATTGATAGAATTAATTCTATGTCCATTATTCCTCTAAAATTTTAGCTACGCCGCCTTTTGCATAAGGAATTCTGACATTGTCATTATCCTCTGCTAATAAATAATTTAATCCAGTTGAAGTCGTTGCCATACTATTTGGTGAAACTAATCTTGTTCTAGACATCAAAGAATCTGAACCATGTCCAATGTCCGACATGTCTGGTTTAACATCTGTAATACCACCTGTATAATATCCTGCACGTCCGCCTTTAGACATTTTAGTCGTTGGCTCACGTTTAAGAATTTCTATAACTTCATCTGCAGATTTACCTGAACCAGTTAAAGCTAAAGCTTGATCTAGTTCTGCAAGTGCTTCTGCTTTTCTTTGTAAGTTTGTATCTTCACCGATTAGTTTAGCTAATCTTTCTGTTATACCGGGATACTTAGCCATAATAACTTCTGTCGTCATCATCTCTACTGGAATCTTTGCATTCTCTATTCCACCATATTGTTTAAGGCCAAGTGCATCTTCAATATTTGCTTTACTGAAAGCGCCTTTATCTACAGACGTTCTTTCGTTAAACGCTGCGAACTCATCCCTTAGTTTTGCTGATGCAGGTCTTTCAATCTCATCTGCAACTTTAAGCGTGTCTTTACCAAATTTTTTATTTGTTAATTTTAAAAGTTCTGCAATACCTTTAACAGATCTCCCGCTTCTATAACCAATTCTTCCGCCTTCAGCGAACTGAGGTAAAAGACCTTCGGGTCTA